GTTAACCTTTACATCTAAACTTCTGATGTAATCAACTAAACCTAACATCGCATAAACATCACCACCATAAGATGCAATCTTTAAATTAATATCTGTACCTGGATTTACTCTCGTTAAGTAATCACATTTAACCATCGTTGAATATAGTGAATCTATATCAAATTCGTAGTTCATGTAAGTAGTGTTTGTTTTTGAATTAACACCCCACTCCATCTCTTTCATATAAAATGATTCTTCATTTCTATAATTCTTGCTCATTATTTACTCCATATTTTTTTTAATTGTTTATCTTCAACACCATACTTCATTATGATTGCTGTAACTTGCTCTTTTGTTAGGATATCAAGGTAATCCTCAACCTCTTTCGTACTACATTCAAAGTAATCCACTAAATGTTCCATTGCCCACTTCTCTACTTTAGATTTCTTTTTTGATTTCACATACCTTAAAAATGTTCTACCCTTTGGTAATACATCGGTGTAAAACTGATACACATTCTTAGGGGCCAACTCCCAATACTTTTGTACTTCATTTACTACAACCAACCACTCTGATTTCATACTAAGAAAGCGATGAACCATGTAGTTACTCCAAGTTTTTTTATCACCCTCATCAAGTGATTCCCAATACATTGGATTTTGTACATTAGTAATTTGTTTTATATGGTCGAATAACGATTTTGTTTTCATAATAACCTTTTAGATATAAATAAGTATAAAACTTATAAGTGAAAATGACAAAAATCTTTATTCTGTTCGTAAAAAGTTTTTTAGTTCTTGCCAGTTCTCAATATTTTTATAATTCTTTTGTGTATTTAATTTCACACCTGAAAAGAATCCAAATAAATCTTCATAAAATAATACCCTTGAACTCTTGTGAGTTTTTAAATAATCAATAACCTTGATTGATGCTTCTTTAATACCTTGTATATCTTTTTTTATATCTTCAACCTCAATCTTTTCAATTTTTAACTTGTTGTATTCATCTTTTTCTTTTTGTGAAAATGTTTCAACTCCAAAATCTATTGGTCTCCACTTATCCGTTCTTTTTGCTAAGTTCAATGAAATTGCCTGTTCAAATACATTTCTTCTTGATAAGAAAAAAACAATATCATGAGAATCTATCAAATCTAAATGTATTTTTTTCTGTGGATAAACACCATACTTGATTCCAAGAGTATTTTTATCTTTGTATATTCTATCTAAAAATTCTGTAATGCCTAAACTACTAACTAATCTATTGAGATTGTCATCAAATCCAAACTCCCATACAAATTTCTTTGATGAAACTTCTTGTAGTGTTTTACAAAACTCTGTTGTTCCACTACGACTACAACCTAATACTAATACTTTATTTAAATGCATTTCCCAACATCCAAGTTATTAATGAGTAACGAGTTCCTTTAGTGATTGGTGTTACTCTATGTGATAAGAACGCAGGAAATATTGTGATACTCCCTCTCTCTCTTGGTGCAGTATAATTTTTCCCACCTGAATCTTCGGTGATTCCAAATTCTAAATCTCCACCCTCGTATGTTGTTTCATCTGATAACTGAACAATGGCAGTTAGTTTTCTTTTAGAAGTTTTCTTGGAACCACAATCAGTATGCCATTCATATTTACCACCAACATCATACTTTAAAAGTTTTACATCTTCCATTTTCTGTATATCAAAATTCCAAATTGATAAGTTTGATAATTCAAAAATCATTTTTAGTTTATTTCTTAATTTATCATCTTTGAATATAACTTCTTTATTGTTACGAACCTTTTTATTTAAAATATTTTCATCATACTTTCCTGCAAGTTCTGAATCATTTGGATTTACTTCATCCAAATATTTTATCAAGTTATCACATTGTGAATTAGATAAAAAATTCTCTTTATGTACTACAAATTTAAAATTATCATTTTGTATCATACGAAAGTATCTCCTACTGCCCAACAAACACAAGAATATCTCTCACCCTTTGTAACTGGTTTAACCTCGTGTCCTGCAAATGCGGGATGTATAATTAATTTCCCCACTTCTGGTTCTATGATTGTTCCGTCAAACATTCTGAACTCACCACCCTCATAATCTTGTTGGTCGTTTAAAAATACAATACAAGTTAATTTTACTGAACTAAACTTTTGTATTGAGTGAAAATCCGCATGTGGATTATACCAATCACCTACATCATATCTGTGTGCCTGTACTCTATTTTCAAATATTCCACTTAAATTATATTTGAATGTTGTTATGTTTGCAATTTGTATTGCACTCCAAAACTTATCAAGATACTTTTGCTCTTCTGTTCTACTAATGTTTAACATACAAACATTACTATCCTCTGTTGTATCCCAAGTCAATGATGAACTATCTTCTCGGTTTTCAGTATAATGTCCTTTCTTTCTTGTTGAGGTCTTATCTATATGTTTTATCATATATTCACATTCATCCTTTGAAAAGAAATTAGGTCTTGTAATAAACCATCTAAAATCTTGGTTTATCTTCAACTCTTCCATGTTTATATTTTTATATTTCATTTAAAAGTATTGCCCCCTATGAAAGTTATTAATGTGTATCTATCCTTTTCACTAAATTGTAAAACTTTATGTGCTGCAAATGATGGAAATATAACTAACCTACCTTTTTTAGCATCTATTTTATCGTTCCAAATTTGTAATCCACCATCCTCAAAATCATCATTTAAAAATATTAAACAAGATAATTTAGTACAACTATTAACAACACTTCCATCTCCTGCTGCAAAGTCTGTATGATAATTATCATCTGCTGTAAATGTATCTACTGAATATAACTTCCCACAAGAACCTTGAATACCTGATATATCAAATTTATATACCAATGTGTTAGATAGTTTTACTACTTTCCATAGTCTATCTAATAATTTTTCATTTTCTATATCAACATTTTTACAATCATGCATATCACCCGAAACAAAATTATCTTTTTTTACATTACTATCTATAAACTTAATTTCATCATCACACTCTTGAGATGATAAAAAGTTATCTCTAACTAAAAACCACTCAAAGTTTTTATTTGCAATCACCTAAAATGGTCTCCTACAAATAATTCTTGAATTACATGTCGTTTACCTTTAGTGACTGGTGTTACATTGTGTGATAAGAATGTTGGAAAGATTGTTAGTGAGCCTTTTTTCTTCTCCATAGTGTACCATTCTTTTGTATTTTTATCTTGGATACCGAATTGAACATCTCCACCCTCATATTCACTCGGGTCTGTTAATTGGATTATTCCTACTAACTTTCTTACTGAACAATAACCTGCATTAAAATCTGTATGCCAACCATAGAAACCACCATCTTGGTATTCTATTAGTTTTAACTCATCATGATAACCTCTGATATCAAATTTGAAAATATCTTTATTTACCATTTGAATAATCGTGTACATTTTCTTCTGTATCCAACCCCAATCATTGGCAGTTTTATCAGGTCTCATATCATTTAATGGTTGGTCTGTTAAATACCATTCTTTTGTTTGTCTGATTTCTGGTATGATTACACTACCCTTTTCATCACCAACACAACCTACAACTTGTTCTTCTGTATCTGTAACTTGTTTAATTATTTCATCACACTTTTCATGTGATAAGAAATTTGGTATTTGAATTGAATACTTGAAATTATTATTATGTTTATATTTTCCCATCCTACAACCTTTTTAGTTTCTATTAAGGTGAATTGTGAGTTACAATATCATGAGCAATAATAGTTCCATAATCTTGTTCTAACAAGTTATATGTTGTATATTCTCCCTCAATTTTATTGATTTCTACAATTTCTACCCATCCATCTATATCTCTAACATAATCACCAACTTTTATAATACCACCACCATCTTGTAAAAATGTTGGATTGTTCTCACCAATTGTAGACCAACCTTTATCTCTCAATAAAAATGGATGGTTATCAGTTGCTTTAATTGTTTGTCCACTTTCAACTTTGATTCCATAACAATTATCATGTAGTTTCTTTCTTATCATATTTACTTTACCCTCTTTAAACTCTTCAGTTTCTTCATCGTATTGTAAAATACTTTCACCTAATTCTATCTCATCAATTCTTTTATAAACACCATCTCCCATATTAATAACTTGGTCTTCCATTAAACAAAATTTGTTATGAACTAATACATCATTTGCAAAATAGTTATGGTTTGTTGTTATTTCTAATGAATAAGTTTGGACTGGATTTATATCTTCAACAATATTAGTAATTTCTCTTTCCACTAATTTACCATCACGAAGTTCTAAACACTTATCACCAATTTCTAATTGATTTGATTCTATATCATATCGTTTTTTAGTCCACTCTGGTTTATATGAACTCCAACCTTTTCCAACTACCCAATATGGATGGTCAAATGTATTCTTTGTCTTCTTATCACCAAAACTAATCTCTATAATATCTGCGTGTGTTGGTGTATCAATCGTGGTAACTTTACCTGTCTGAACTTCTTCATCTTTGAAATTATAATTCATAACTTCATCACCGATTTCAATTCTTTCAATAACTTTTGTAGTTCCATCACCCATAGTGATTGGTGTTCCTGCTACAAAACACTTTGGTGGAATATTGTGAACCAATATATTTGATTGGAAGTAAGTATCAATATCCTCTACATCAAGTGCATACCAAAGTGTATCACCATCATGTTCTGTCTTTGATGTAACTTCTGTTTCATTACCACTTGTGTCTAAAAGATAATCTCCAGTTCTAATAGCATCTGTTGTTATCCATTCCCAAGTATCTCCTTGCTTTACAAAATATCTAATATCACTACTAGCCTGTTGTAAATTATAAGGTGCTTTAATACTACCATTAATTAAATAATATCCATAATTTTCGGTGTTCATTATATCTACAACAATAGAACCTTGTGTTGTGGAACCACTTAAATCTGTTGTGGTGTAAGATAAATAATCTTTTGATTCATCTGGCATTCCATATGGTTGATAACTTAAAACAACATCCCCAACTTCAACATCTTGAACCTGTTTTGTTGAACCATCATACATTTTAATTAAACTACCACTCGCAGATGTTTTTGCTTTTTGCCCTATATAATCCCAACTATCTGTTGCTGTAGGTTTTAGTTTAACATTTCTACCAGAATCTCTATCACCAAACACAATAACCTTTTCTGGTGTCATCATAAACTCTATTTTACCCACACCCAAATGTGATTGTCCATCTCTGTAACTTCCACTATGAACAATATATTCTTCTATCAAAGAACCACTATCAACTCCATTTTGATAACTTGAACTTGTTGAATTGTATGTGTAAAAACCAATTTTATTAGTTTGAACACTCGAATCTTGAGTTGCAGTTTTAACTACATAATCTGGATAATTGTTATTTGGTGTATAAGATGATGTGTTAAACATTGGTATCAAAGAAGAACTAAATGGTGAATTACCCAAAAATGTTCTAAATGTATTCTTATCAAATGAACCACTAACTATACTTTTTAAATTATCATCACTATACCAAGGCGTTTGTATCCACAAATGAAACTTATCTAAGTGGTCTTCGTCTCCTCTGTGTGAAAAATATGTTCTCGTTAGACTATCACCATATTCAAAATTGGTCGTTATATCATGTCGTGCAAAACTAGCACTAATTAATGGTTGTTG